CGATAATGTCGATGCGCCTGCTCGCGCTGCGGAATGTCGCGTACAGCAGCAAGTCGCACGTAAACACGCCGGGAGACGACTCCACCCAATACTTTCTCCCGCCATAACCGCCGCCCATGTCAGGAGGAGGGAACGCCACAGAGTCGGGGTCACTCGTCGTGATAACTCCGAACTTCCGGTCGCTCCATTCGCAAGCGAATGTCCTGTCGTAAAACAGGCTCGACCAACCGAGAATGCCAGTCCAACCAGTGCCCCAAACAATCGTCGCACCGGACTCCGTGTAATCGACATCCGGCGGCGTCCACGGAAGATCGTTGTTCAGTATTTGGTCACAAATCATGCACGGTGACGGATCGGATTCGTTATTCCCTTCGCAGCCTCCCGCCCAGACGAGCTTCCCTCCCTTGCTGTCGCACGCCGAGAAATCGAGGTTGAAGTCGCCGTTAAGCGCGAGACATTGCTCGTTGCTGCAATCGCCCTCGCCCGTACTAATGCCCAACGTGGATAACGCCCAACGGTAGGCACAGTCTTGATAAGGTCGACGAATAACTTTGAGAGGCATTGTCAGTCCGCGACGAGAGTGATGTTGCCCGAGAGGTTCGTGAACGTGACGGCGTTCCCGATAGTCAGACGGCCAGCCCCGCTTTGACGAGCGGTCAGCACCTTCGCCGTCTCGCCCCTCGCCGCCACACTTACGTTCCCGCCGTATGCGCTCACGACACAAGACGCCGCCGCCTCATTTGTTCTGACTTGAATCGGAGAATATCCCAATTCGAGGCTCGTTCCACTGGAGTACACATTCACGTTCATTGGGTCTGTCCCAGCGTTGATTTTGACCAGCCCCGCAGCACCCCGCACGTTGAGCAAGACCGGACCGATAGACCATTCCGGCGTGCGATATTCGTTGTACCCTGCCGCATTCACGAACGGCAGGCCGATCTGCGTCGTCGCCCCGCATCGGTCGCCAATCGTGATCGAAGCAGGCTGCACACCGCTGAACGCAGCGAAGCCGTATAGAACCTGAAACGGGCCGTTGATAATTATATCGTCCCCATCCACCGGGAGACTTCCATCAAGCCAGTTGAGGACGTTATCGGCAAACTTCGGGCCGCTTGCTGTGACAATTGTAGTCAGGGTCGCCGTGCCGGATGCCGACGTATCGCTTGCCGAACTGATCGTGTGAGGAACGCCAGCCGTGTCGCCGAGGATCGTCACCACTCCCGCGCTCGATGTCGCCGTCATCGTAGACATTTCACCGACTGACGTGCCGCCACCTTGCGGGAGACACGAGGCTGTGGTGTCCGTAAATGTAGACGACTGCCATGCCTCTTTCACGGTCGTCGCGACCTGAGTCAGCGTGACCAGCGTCCCAATCGTGACCACGAGCGTCTTGGAATTCATCGTGATCGTGATCGTCTCACCAGCAACGAAAGTGCCCGTCATGGTGAGGGCATACTGTTGCTTTGTCGCAGCCGCGTTATTCACGAATGTTTTTTGAGCCATGACGTTTTCCTTTACTCACTGCATTGATCGAATACTAGTACAGGCACCCACTCGCCGTTTATTTTCACACAGACAACATGCCCATCGACAGCGGCTTCGAGCTTGCTGCGATTCACGCCGTCCGTCTCGACTGCTTCCGGCGGTTCGCCGCTCGTTTCTTCCATCATTGTCACGGGGTCGGTTTGCGGGTCGATGCTGCTGTCGGTGACGTATCGCGCGAACGTGAATGTAGTCGCGCCAGTGAGGGCGTTATCGCATGGCGCGAGTGCTGATGTCAGACGGCCTTGGGCTGCACTGCCTGCACCGCCTCCGATCACTCGCCGAGTCCGCCTGCCGGTCGGTGGCAACGTCCGCAGCACCTCGCGCACGACCTGCCCGACCTGCTTCGCCGCTGTTGCTGTCAGTCCGAAAACGGGATCGGCCATCGTGTCGATCCTTTATAATCCTAGTGGCGGGATGATGGAAAGCAGCGAGGATGCACGACGCATCTTCGCCTTGATCTTTCCAAGTGCCATCGCGGCTTTGTGTTGTTCTGTCTTCGGTTTCCCGCGATGTGCTTTCGACATCAATTCTCGCGACTTCTGGCTGTGTTTTATCGGAGTCCGCAACCTAGCCGCCTGCGACATTCTCATTCGCGTTTCATCGCTGCGGCGTAGTCCTTTGTTCGCCGCCGATATCTTAGCCTTCGTTTCCTCGCTGATGGCCTTGCCTTTGTTTCTTTGTGACATCTGCTCGCAACAATCCGCGCTCCTCTTGAGGCCAGTCATCGACTTCGACATCTTCTTCCGAGTCTCTTCGGAATGCTTCCTGCCGCGTTGCGCCGCTGACATTTTGGCTCGCACTTCATCGCTCGCTTTTCTTCCATTATTCCTCGACAAGCCGCGATTAGACCCAGCCATCGGTGCGATATTATATCCGTATTCTCTACTGGCTGACTTGTAAAAGTCGATCATTACTTGTTCGACCGATACAGCATGACACGGCAAGCATGTCTCGACGACATCAAAAGAGAATGCAGCCTCGCCGTGCTTTGACCACGCCGCTTGAAGATGGCGGCTATGGTGCGTCCCTCGCCTCAAACACGCGAGATGCGTTGCCCACCTACGTCGGAAGCTCACCGCCGCGCTTCCGACGTACCGCTTGCCGCTGGCGATGTGACGGATTGCGTAAACTCCAGTCATTGTGTGTGATGAATTCATTCTCAAATCATAACGCAAAGCTGTTAAAGTCCATAGTCAGGAAATAGTCGAAGTCATCCTTGAATTTGCATCTTGTTGGTCGCGTGTCCGCCGGTAACGGATCAACAATCAGCCCATCATCATCGAGCGGTTGAGGCTCGGGGCACTTTTCATCGTCGCCGTCATCACCTACATCGCTGTTTTTGATTCGCGTCGGTTTGCCACCGACCAGATGATAAAATCCCGCCTGCAACGGCCTTGGTTGCCAGCCTGTTTTTCGATAGTTGAACGTGAACGTCTCCTTCCAGAAATGCCACGCTCCCTCATACGTCTCAGCCGCCGAGATATCGACCTGGACGGTGCCCGGCTCGCCACCGAGATACGAGACCGAATTTACTTTGCCGCTGTTGGCCAGCACGGCGTTTTGATCGTAGCCCGCGGCGTCCTTGTTTCGCGTTTTCGTTACCGTCCCCATGCGAACGTCAACGGGAATGCCGCCGTCGAATGGCTGTCCTGCCGAGTCGAGAATGACCTTGCGCGTCGTTCCGTCCATGTAGTCCACGATGTACGTGCTTTGGATCGTTGGCGAGATCGACGTGAGCGTTCTGCGCGTCGTTGGGTCATCGTCTACGGTGTCCGGCAACGTCGCGTTTGTGGCCCATTCATACGTTGCGAAATACGCGAGATATGGGGCGCGGGTCATCGCGGGACCTGGACCAATAGACGCCTTATGGCAGATCGCGTTCGGGTCTGCGGCCAGTGCTGCGCCGCGATTGATGCCGACAGCCGTCGCGACTTGAGCCTCAGTCTGGAACGTAGCCGCGTCAGTCCTCACGAGGTATTTTCGCATATACCGCGAGACACACCGGCCATCCTGTTGGACTTCCGATTCGCCCGAGAAATCGACGAGACCGACGTACCATGTCATTGAGTGACCGCCATTCCTGCGAGGATTTCGGTTGTCGTTTGATCGACGACTTGCTCACCGTCGTATGCCACAGCCACGCCTCGGGTGATGTAGTCCGCCGCGATATTGTCGGGCAGTTCTGGCGTTCGGCCCTTGGGGAAGTAATAGATCATCGGGCCGCAGATACCGTCAGGCATGACCCTTGGCCGCTTGTGCAACGATCCCCAACACGAGCGATGATCGCTCGCCGTTGGCTCATACTCGACTTCCGAAATGATCGTGACTCGCATGGTTATGCTCCCGCTCCGAAGTCTGCGATTGCCGTCATGGGCTGTGGTTTGTTCGCTTTTGTCGCGGCCAACTGCTGCTGTGCGACCGTCAACTGTTTGCCTGCGATGTCCTCGATTGATTTCCCGCCGCCGACGCCACGCAGCATGATCGACGCCGCTTCTGACGAGCCTTGGAATGCGGCCTTGAGTGCGGACGGGCCGGCCTTCTCTTTTGGGTCTTTTTTCTTCGAGTCTTTCTCTTCTTCCTTGAGCCGGTCAAGTTCCTCGGTCAATGCCCCTACCTCGTCAATTTGCTCTTGCGAGAATCCGCTTCGCCACATCTCACGCATCGCGACTTCTGCGTTCGTCGCCGATCCGTTCAGCAGGTCAATCTGGTCTTTCATCGCTGTGATTTTCGCGAGTCCAGAAAGCGTCTTCTGCTGCTCTTTCTCAGCCGCGTCTGCTGCTGCTTTGGCCGCGTCTGAGGTCGCTTTGGCGAGTGCTTTTTTCGCGTCGATCGCTGCTTGATCGACAACGGTTCCGTCGATGATCCCTTGCCGTTGTTTTTCCAGTGCGTTGAACAGCGCGGCCGTCTGGCCCTCAAGCTGCTCGACCGTCGCACCGTTGGCGATCTCTGCGGCCGACTTCTCACGCAAAGCGGCAATCGACTGGTCGATAGCCTCGACGGTTTTCAGCGTCGAGACTTTCGCCACTTCCGCCGAGTTTTTGGCCGCTGTTGAAGCGCTTTCTTGGATGTCTCTGAGGCTCGCGAACCCGGCCCGCTGTGCCTCCATTTTCGCGGTCAACTTGTCGGTCGCTTCTGCCGCCGCTGTGATCGCAGTGCCCTGCGAGACGAACGCCTCAGCGTCCGCCTGATTCATCCCGCCGAGCATGACCGCACCGTAGGCGAGCCACGACATTTTGCCCGCGTCAATCCGCTCGGCCAGGCTGCTCACGTATCCGTTGACGCCCTTGAGTGCCGACCCGATCATGGACGCACCAGACTCGACGGGGACGAGGCGGGCGAGGTATCCGATCATCGCGTTGCCGCCGTCGAGAAACGGCTGTACGAGCGAATCCTTGATGCCTCCGAGCGTCGTCGTGAGTGTGCCAACTTCCGTGTTGATCGCCGCGATTTTGACGCTCGCCTCTTCACCGACTAACGCGGTTTTAAACGTGGACCACGCCGCTGCCATCGCGCCGACTTTGGGCGTTGCCGCTGCCGCTGCCTCGCCCGCTGCGTCGGTACTTGCCGCCGCCTCTTCTGAGCCGCTGGTGAAATACAAAAACGCACCCACTGCCAACGCGAGCGCCGCAGTGATTAGCACGACCGGCGACAACAGAAATGCCATCGCGCTGGCGAGGGTCAACGTCGGCGGAATCGCGACCGTCTTAGCCGCAGCGAGTGCCAACGTCGCAAGCTGGAGCTTTTTATACGTGTTGACGAGCTGGATGATCGGGATCGCGACTTGTGCGAGCGAGCCAACAACAGATGACGAAAACGATTTCCAAGATTGATCCTGAACCGAGATCGAAGTCGTAGTCGTGTTGAGGTCTTCGCGGACCTTTGTCATCCCGGCCGTAAATTCGCTCGGGTCGCAACTGACTCCGACAGATAGCTCGCCAACGCTCGACATTTATTGACTCTCCATAATCTGCCGCAGTTGTGCGGGGCTGAGTGTCTGTTCTCGTTCGTGGATTTTGAGATAACTACGCAACCGACCGAGCGATTCTTCTGTCGGGTTGATCGCCGCGATTGTGTTCGCCTCAGCCCTGATGTCAGCCCGGTCATCGCCCCACGGCTCGACGATTTCCATCGCCATCTGCATCAACCACTCGTAGGGAGTGTGTGACTCGTATATCTCGACCCAACTCGTCGGATGGACTCGGCCAGTCGCTCGGGCGAGTCTCGCCGCGAGCCGGGCCGTCGAGTCCGCTGCTAGTTTTTTGCGAGTTTCTCCAGCGTCGCGGGTGTTTTTCCGATTGCGGCCACGCCATCAGACAACGCCCGAATCGTTTCCGTTGGAACGTCGGCCAACTCGATCAGAACTCTCGCCGCCCAAGCGGTGTCATCTTCACCCGCTGCTCGTGGAAGCTCCTGCTCTCCAGATGCCTCGCAGCACAGCGCACACCCGACAACGAAGCCCGTCTTGTGTTCTGCGGCCAATAAATCGAGCCGTTGAAGCTCGCCGATCGTGAGACTGCGAACGTGAAACGTCTCGCCGTCGATATCGACCGGATATCCGCGTTTTTTCTTTAGCCTCGACAGCACGCTGCTCATTCGTCGTCCTCTTCTGTGTCAGGGATCGCCTTCGCATTCGGGCCGGGAATGTCGAAGCCGTCAGCCGTGTAGCCGAGCAACTCGCCCGCGTCGAAACGCGCGAAATCCTCGGGGTCGATCCCCGCTGACAAGCGTCTTGCCGCGTGTTCGGTCGCCGCGATCTGTGCCGCCGTCCTGTCCGCGAACAGGGTTTTGCACTCGTCGTCGTGCGGCACAGCGACGCCCAACTCGACGAGACGGAAGCAGTCCGACGCAGTGAACACAGTGCCCTCCGGTGCGAACAAATGCTTGCCGCGTCGTTCGCATTGTTTGACGAGTTCCGCCGGTGCGATTGGCTCGTGAATTTCGAGTTCTTTAATCAGCTTCGCTTGCATTTCATGCCCTTGTAGGTGCGCCTGTTCTATTCATTGTCAACGTCGCCTTGAGTCCATCTTGCATCGCTACCTTTTGGTCGAGCGACACCCCCGCAGACGTATACGTGAGCGAACTCGGCCCGCTGTCGCTGTATTTGATCTTCCAAACGCATGTTGCTGGAGTAGAAATCAACGCGACGATGGCAACATGGCCGGCCAACGCGGGATCGAAAAACAGGCCAGCCTTAACCGTGCCCGGTGTGCTGTAGCCCGTCAATTCCTTGGTTTCGTAGACGCCACCGTCTAGCGTCGTTGAGTCGTAGTCCGTAGACCCCTCGCCGCTAATATCGAGGTCTGTGATCTGTGCAACGTCCGTGAGTGCCGCCGAGACCGTTTGCTGAAGGACAGTCCCTTTGCCTTTGAGTTTTGCCATGATCTATTCCTTTTTGGATGCCTTATCGATTCGGAACCGAGCCATTGAAATCATTCGTTGACGAGCTTTCGGCATTGCCGACGCGAAAGCACTGCTGGCGAAGTGTCTGGCCGCAATGTAGGGCGTGCCATTTTCGAGATACATTCCATGAGGCCGCTTCACCCTCGACTTGTAACCGCCGACTCCCATGCCGACGATTCCCGATGTGTCCGATGTAAGACGCTGCCCATATTCCAGCTTTACCTTTCCGGGTGACGCCTTGATTGCCGACTTCATCAATGTTTTCATTCCCGCACTGACTGCCGAGCGCGCCACCGACGCCGCGAACTTGGGATCGGCCAGGCTCGTCAGCAGTTCCGCCAATTCGTCTGCTCCAGTGGTTGTCATCGTGATCATGCTGACGACTCCACGAGGACTGTCAGGGCGATTCGTGTTCGGAATATCAGCGACTCCGACAGGAGCCGTTTGTTAGGTCGCTCGCCTTTGACTTCATCGCATTGCCAGACTCTGACGCGGTTGGTCGATAGGTCGTAGCCGTTGACTCGTTGAAAGATTTGAGCCGTCGTCAGCTTCACTTCATCAACCTGTTCTTGATCGTTGCTATCGAGCTTTTGCCTGATCTCGACGTATATTGTGTGCTGCGTCCGGTCCTCGATGTCGAGCGTCTCGGCTAGCCGCACCTCGTCGCCCGGAACCACGTCTACCATCAGCCCCGTCATCGCCGCCTGCTCGTCGGCGAACTGCTCGGAGATGTCTGCCTCGAATTGCAGTGCATACACACCGCCGCTGTTGAGTCGATCACGGATCGCCTCGCAGGCTTCGGTCGATGGTGCAATCGTGACCGCCATTAGGTCGTGCCCTTGTATGTCGTGTTGACTCGTATCAGCAGCCGATTTTCGTCAGCGTATTCCCATCGCGGGCCGTCTGTTTTCTTTGGCACGATGTAAACCCGCGTGCCTTCGGTGATCGTGTCGCCGATCTCGGGAGTCGTGGCCACTCCCTCGATAATCAATGTCGATGACTCGATCAGATATCCGCGCGTCTCGTACTTCGTGGCCCCGCCTTCATCGCCCAAGCTCGGGAACTGACTCGGCTCGACCATCGCATTGACCGTGACCGTAGCGCCGCGTCGCTCGTATGTGATCGCAACCGCGAAGTGATCCGCGTTCATGAACACGCCAGCTACGTCGGCCACGATCTGCGTTGCGAGTGACATTGTTTTTCCTAAATGGCAGCGTCAGGAATTGAACCTGATATCTCCTGATTATGAGTCAGGCGGATTGCCGTTTTCCTTCGCTGCGTCACCGACATCACGCACCGTAAGCGTAGCGCTGTTGGGTCGTGATCTGTGCAATGGTGACGGACGGAACGCCGGTCCCGCTCGCCTTCTGAATCTGGACAATTGGTTGGACGTTCTGACCGGCAGTGATGGCCGCGAGGCTGAACGTGGTGGCCGCCGCGACACGTTCTCCGTCGATGAAGAATCGCACGTCGCTGACGCCGTTCGTGAAGTCGATCTTCACCGACTTATAGACCGCCGCGAGGGTCGCGCCGGTGGCCACGTCGTCGTTGTCGGTCGTGCCGTCGTCGGTCTCGGCCACGAGCGCTGTTGTCGATGCCGAACCTTGCATCCGCAGCCATGCGTTGACGCCAACGGTGTCCGCCGTGTCGTTGCGTGCGTTGGCCACGCCGACCACCAGCGTCGTCACTGAGTCGATACCAGCCACCTTCAGGACGAACTCGACGAACTGGAGATTTGCCAAGTCGAGAGGGAGAACGTCGTTCAGATAAAGGCAAGCGATCTGTGCTTCGCTCGTGCTTGTCAGCGTGAGCTTTGCCGCTCCACCGTCTTCGGTGATGCAGAGACTCGTGGGAGTCGTGCCTGTTTCGGCAACCGTCCAGCCACCTTCGCCGGGGGTTGTGGTGAAGTCTTGGGCACGATCGAAGTTCTCGACCTTAGTGATGACGCCTCGTTTGACCATGTTGGACTCGCTTTCGATTTGATGGGCTTTCGCCCGACGCTATTGACGCACGGCTTCAAACCGCACAGACGGCGGGGAGCGGAACATCCGCTCCCCGCTTTTTGGTTAGATAAATCACGCTCCGGCGTGCTTCTGCCAGCCACGGAAGTCGAGGGCCTTGGCTCCGAAGATTTGCAGAATCGTGACTTCCTGCGACAGCTTCTTCGGATCGAGGAAGTTGCGGGTCTGTGGGTTTTCGTAACCTTGCATGAAGGTCATTTCGATACCGTCAACCTGCTTGCTGACCAAGTACCACGCGGTAGCCGAAGCGACCGACAACAGCGGTTCAATGACCGGAGTTAGCACGCGGCTTGGGTTGTAGACCTGGTTGAGCGTCGCCGCTGGGTCGTAGGCCGAGTTGACCAGTTGATTGATGGTCGTTTCGAGTTCCGCAGGGCCGACGATATAGGCCGGGGACAGGTTGAGAATATCCACGCCCTCGGCGTGCGTTCCGTTCTCAACGACGTTCTGTCCACGCATGAGCCGCATCAACGCGGTCAACGCACCCACGGTCGTCACGCTCGGGGCACCCGCTCCGGTCGTCAGGTTCTTGCGGAACCGATTGTTGGCCGGGGTCTCGAGGAACAACGCCTTGCCGTCAAAGGCCAACGTCGGATTCGACGTGACCTGAGACCACGCCACCGCGTTGACGGTACGAGCCGCCGCCGCACCCAACAGGGCTGGAGTCCGGCTCAACTGATCCATGTCGTCGTTGACGAGCAGGCGGAACGAATAGCTGATCGACAGCGAACGGGCCTCGACCGCATAAGACTCTTTCGAGTCGCTGACGGTCGCTCGCTCGGGGTCGGTGTTGTCGTTCCACACGGGTAGGTTGCCGACGCCGCTGAGTTGCAGCCGATGGATGTTTTTGAAGTCGGGAACCGATGGCCCCGTCCGCATGACCTGACTCCACGTCTGCGGAACTTCGTCATAGCCCGTCCGCATCGACTTGTTCATTGCGTCGAGCGTGAGGTTGGCAAACGAGCCAGTGACGTGATAGGCAGCGTCGCGAACCGCGAAGGAACGCACGCCCGATTCGTAAGCCACTTCGGGACCGAACATGGCCAGCTTGGCCACATCTTCGCGGGTCATGCCGCGAGGGTTGACGCCCATCGCACGCACGAGTTCTTCGGCCATTTGGTACGGGGTCGCGTATTGAAACGTCTCGTGCCCCTTGCCGCGTTCGGCGACGGGTAAGACCTTGTCAATCGTGCCAGGCTTGGTCGCGACGGCTTGCAACGCGCGGAGATTCAGGGCCGTCCCCATGTCGCGGCAGAGTTCTTTCGCGCCGGTGTTGCCGGTGAGCCTCACGTTGATTTGCGGCTTGACGTATCCGCTCTTTGCCCGTTCCGCCTTTGCGTCGGTTAGATACTTTCGCACGGCTTCGAGGGTGGGCAGCTCGCGGCACTTCGCGGCCTCATCGGTGAGGTCGGTGAGGTTGCAAAGCGAATCGACTTCAGTCACGAACGCAGCCCGCTTGGCTTCGCGTTGAGAAACTGCGCGGTCGATCATCGTGGCCATGCGGCTCTCGATGTCACCCAGTGACTTCATGCCGGGAGCGTCGCCCGCGTCCTCTTCGGCCTGCTTCTGTTTCTTGTCCGCTGCGGCCTCTTCCTCGTCCATCGGCTCGGCTTTCTCGCCTTCGCCGCCAGCCGGTGCTGACATGTTGTCAGCGATCCAGTTCTGAGCGTCCTCATCGGTGAGATTCAAACTCATGCCTCGCGCCACAGCAGCCGCTCGCAATTTAGGATTCATTTCAAACTCGCTTTCGTTGGGGGTCAGGAACCGAACCGCGTTGGGGTCAAGCCCCCGCATTTTTGCCATGTCATCGGCTCCAATCGGTGTGATCGAGCCTTCTCGCATTCGCCACTTGGTGGCCACGTTGACGGGGCCGGTAAATTCCCGGCCTTGAATCTTTTGAGTGTCGCCACGCTTAACGTGAATCTTCGTTCGGACCTCGTAGCCCGCAGAAACATCGGTGACGTGGCCTTCTCGAACCTTCGTCCATTCGTCTTCCGCAGCCGCCGAGAAGTGCAACCGGCCGACGTTGCGACCGTCTACGTTTTCGAGTCCGCGAATTGAGCCGAGTTGGTTCTTGACGCTCGCCCGCTGGTGCGAATCGAGCAACGGAACCTGTCGTGACGCGGGTAGCTCGCAGCCACTCGACAGCAAGACCTCGGGAATCATTTCCCCTCGCTCGAAGTCGGGCATCATCACCGGGTTTTCGGTCGAGATGTCGGCCTCAATCGAGCGTCCCTCGATGTCGATGGATGAACTGCGAACCGTCAACGTGCGATATGTCATCG